TTGGTTTATTCATTAATATGTAATTTTGTGGTTTAAAAATCTTCCTTTATATTCTGTCGCATTTACTATTTCAAAATCCTCTCTTGGTTCCCAAACTGAGAATAACTCCTCAAATGCTTCCATTACTCTTTGTGCTTGATGTTCAGCGGTAAAACCTGCTTCATCGCTTAAAGCCCATTCTCTACCTTTTAACCCTTTAGCTTTACGCTCTTCATCTGTTAATTCGTAAATTTCTTTTATTCTATCACAGACATCTTCCCATGAACATCTATCATCAAAAATATAGGGTGTTTGTGGCGAACCTTGAACTGATCTTGATGTTGGGTAAACTGGGAACATCCATTCACCATGTTCTTTGTAAGTACCTCTATGATTTGAAGGTACATCAGCACTTGGTGTAAACCATTTACCATTTTCATCTACAAATCTCATTTGGTCTTGCATTCCACCTGTTACATTAGCAATTACAGGAGTACCTGTTAGCATTGCTTCAGTAACTGTTAAACCCCACCCTTCATTAGATGTAATTAAAATTTGAAGGTCTGCTATGTTATATAACCAATTTAACTGTGTCCTTGATAATTTTTGATGAGAAAACACTATATTTTTTTCATATTTTTCTCCAAAAAGATATTCAGCTACAGCACCTAAATCTGTACCATGATCTGTAACTAATTCCGTATGTAAAACAAATCTACATTTGTCCGCCTTTTCTTTTGGTAGAGAATCTAGAAATGATCTAAAAGCCAACATTGCATCTGGTATTTGTTTTCTACGAATGTTTCTAGAGTTAAAGAACATTACGTAGTCTATATTTTCACCCACAAGATTAGTCCTAAACTGTTGTAGAGGTTCATATTCATTATGGTCTTTACCTATTGGGTAAAATTCTTTATGATTTAAACCATGAGGAACATATTTAAATACTCTCTTGCTATTATCACAGTCTGCTAATACTAATTTATTAATATTAACTGTTTGTTTTGAAATACCCATTAACAAATCACAAGCTTCATAGTAGGGTTTATTATACATTGGGGCAGGATAATCATCCCAAATATTTAAATATACTAAAGGACATTGTTTTCTGATAGTATCTTCCATATTAAAAATATGTTTAAAATACCTAGGGTCTGTAATTAGCATTACAGCATCTGGTTTTTCAGTATTTAAAATTTGCTGTAATTCAGCTGACTGAGCATATCCATCTACGCAATATAGTTTTACAGAAGAATCTTCTATTTTTGCTTCTACATTTGTAGCAGACGATATATCTAATACTTTACCTTTTTCAGGATGTTGTATAGCTCCTGCTACATTTACCCAATTAAAGTGGTGTGCTGTGTGTATTACAATTTCCTTTGCAACAGTTGCTACACCGGAATGTACTCTAATATCATCACATACTAACATTATCTTTTTCCTCTGTTCTTTAGGGATATGTTTAAAACTTTTATTCATTTACTTAAAATTTATAGTTCAATATTTGTTTGGTTTGAAATTTGTTTTCTAAAATCTTCATCTGTAAGATACAAAAATAGAGCACGATCCGCAAGTTTTTGGAAACTAAATTTCCTCCTTACACATTCTATTTTAAAATTTTCAAATAATTCACTTTTTACTTTAACACTAGTTAGTGTCATTTTTTTAGCATCTGCCATAGTTTTTGTTTTTAATAACGTTTATTTATAAGTATACGTATATATTATTTTAGTATATAATACCTTCACCACAATGTTCTTTATCCTCTTTATAGGGACAGAAATTACAATTCCATTTTGAAGCTTGTTTTGGGTAATCTTTTTCTTTTATTTTCCCACTAGAGTTAAAACACTCACTAATAAAATCATTAATGGCGGTTTTTGCTCTACCTAATTTAATTTTACCACTAGGTGGTGTAAATTGTTGTACTCTATAAGCTTGATATGGTGACATAAGCTTTTCATCATCAGGATCTAATACTTTTCTTTTAAGAATAAAAAATTCAATTTCAATCTTATCTAAAGGTATTCCATACTGTTCTGAAAAATATTGTTTATAGAGTAATAGTTGGAATTGTTTATTTTCATCTTTTTTAGCGTAATCATTCCATCCACTAGTACTGGTTTTTATGTCAATTATTTTAAATGTCTCAGTTGCTTCGTGATATGTTACAACATCAAGATACCCCATGTATAACACATTATTTAACATTTTATTTGGTGCTACTACAATAGGTATTTCACAACCTACTAAATATGTACCCTTTTTACTAAAATACCTACTACGTTTTTTCTTAAACCATTCTAAAATAGCAATTCCATCCTCAAAAAACTCTCTCATTTCAACAGCAGAAGAAAAATGAGAATCATTATTCCTTTTATATTGAGTTTGATATTCATTTATATAAGCTTCTTGGAAGTATTCTTGTATATCAATTTCTCTATCAGCGGCTGCAAAAGACTTTTCATATGCCACATCTAAATAATGTTGCATCGCTTCATGGACAGCAGTCCCAAAAACAGTATGTATGGAAGAAGTAAATCGTTTTATCTTGTCCTTATATTGAAGTTTCCAACGATGTTGGCAGCCTCTATAAATAGACATTTGAGAATACGATATATTCTTTTGGTAAGCATAATTCACTGGTGAAGGTGGATTATTTCTTATTTCCTTTACAATACTTGGTAATTTCTTAGCCATAACCTATTTTTTATTATTTTTTCCATTTATCTCTACCAACTAGCAACCCTATGATTCCATAATTGGCAATATCAATAAAGGTATCTTCCATACCTTCACCTTTAACAAATGACCTACCATTAACTAATAGATTTTTTAAACGTGATATTTTATCAGTTAACCTAATACATAACCCAGTTAATGAGAATTGTTTATCATTGCTATTATTAACGATATCTCCGCCTAAAGCAATGTTATTTAAACCATAATCCATATGTTTAGCTGCAAACATTGCATACATTTCGGCTTGGATTTTAATAAACTCATTAGATAAATCGGGATATTCTTCTTTAAAAATTGTTATTGTTTGGTTGACTTCATCATCCATAAATTCCTGAATTTTCTTAGGGTTTTTTGCATTCATAATTTCTCTATCGCTCATAACTATTTCTTTTGCATTATTACCAAAATGACCTACATTTTCCTCTAAATATTTTGATACTGAACTACCCATTGATTTGTTGTTCTAATGAAAAATATTTATCAATTGCTACTAATCTATCATCAGCGTCAACTAACATAATAAGTGCTTCTTCAGCATTCTTATAAAAGTCTCCGGTTGAATGGTCTCCAATCCCAACTGCTCTATCACCTAGTAATTCAAGTGATAATAGTGCTTTTGCTTTATCTGCCTGTGCAGATGTTCTTAACATATCTACTAATTTACTCATTTTAATATAGTTTTAATTTCTTTTTTATCTAACCCTCTATCCGTTAATATACGATTTATCTCTGTGGTATCCAACAAAGTTAGGTACTCATTGACTTCTCTTGATGAACATTTAAAGTGGTCTCTTAAATTATCTATTAATATAACATTTCTTTTTTTAATTGATGATTTTATGTATTTACTCCATTTATTGTTTTTAGGAATAAATTCTTTATACACATTATATATCATAATCTTTTCTTGGGGAGGGAATTCTTGTACAAGATTAACCACCTCTATATAGTCAGTATTCTGGCTCATAAAGCGATGGATCATGTATGAATTAAATAATTCCCAATCCTTATCAGTAAAAGACGATGCAGGAGATTTTTTTGAATTAATCTCCTTTATCCAATCAAATATATTTTTCATTTATACTAATTCGTCTTTTAATTCCTCTCTCAATTCAACCGGGATGCCTTCACCTAGTATTTTCATTGTTGTTGGATCATAAAAAACTGGAATAGGCATGATAGCATCATTATCCGTTCCTGCTACGAATTTAGAAATTTTTCTTAGGATAACCCCACTCATAAAGATGCTTCCACCTTCTTCATTAGTTATTCCAGTTGTGTTAGTTAAATCTATGTTTAACTGTGGTGCTTGTGGTGCTTGACTCATAATTACTTATTATTTATTAGATTTGTTATTAAACTTATACAATTTATTTCTTTATCTAAACGAAAATTAGCTTTATACTGATGATCATTTATTAATATGGCTGCAGTACCTTCTTTATTTGGTAGGTATTTACTAGCATTGTCAAATAGATATCTAAATAGATCTTCAAAATCATCAACATTTGAATCAGCGAGTATCTGTCTTATCTTTTTGATTTGTGGTTTTGGTAATTTTAATTCACCTACAATAGCAGACATATAACCAGTAGAAATAAGTAAAGAATCATCGATTTTTAACTCACCTCCAGTACTACTTGATTGGATAGTGTTAAGCATTTTTCTAATGTCAGGATAAAACCTGTTAACAATTTTCCCAATGGCAGTGGGTTCATAACTAATGCTTTCAATATCACAAATAGTGGCTAAATGTGCTGCTACTTCTTTTTTAGTAGGTGGTATTATTTTAAATGTTTGACACCTTGATTGTAAGGGGTCTATAATTCTTTCTACATAATTACAGGTTAAAATAAACCTAGTGGTACGTGAAAATGTTTCAATTATATTACGAAGTGAAGCCTGTGCTTGAATTGTAAGAAAATCTGCTTCATCTAAAATCACCACTTTAAGTGGTTTAAAAGAAGCAACACTTGCAAAACTTGATACTTTATCTCTAATAGTTTCAATCCCTCTTTCATCAGAGGCATTAATATAGAGATAATCACAATCTAGGTTTCTAACACATAACTTAGCAAGGGTTGTTTTACCCGTTCCTGCAGGACCATAAAATAAATAGTTCTGTATGTCGTTGTCTGCTAATTGATTAGCAATTGAGGATTTTAAACTCTCATTACCAACATACGTCTCTAAAGTTGTAGGTCTGTGTTTTTCGTTTAATAAACTATTTTCTTTAGTACTCACCATATATAGAGAATTTCTGTTCTTCTGGTATTGTTACTTTAACTTCTTCAGCATTAATGGCATATAGTTCTCCCTTTAGAGGTGCTAATCTATATTCTCCTCTGAATCCCGTTTTTGTCATATAAGCTTCTAGGGTGTCAGTTAGGGTTTTGTGAACTGGACCACTTGGTTCATTTGCAGCTAATCTCCATTTATCCCCAGGTGGTACTCGCCTTGCGATTAAAATGTTAGTTTCTTCGATTTGTGTTTTTTGTTTTTCCATGTCTTAAATATACGAAAAATAAATGGGGGAGACAAGCTCCCCCAATTAAATTATTTAGATTCTGCTACAGATGCTTTCTTGTAATCTGTAATTACTCTTTTAATAGCTTGTGCCGCTTTTCTAGCTCGTCCTTGACTAGCTTTTGTAGTTCCTACGTGTTCTGCCGCTAAGATATTGAAGTTCGTTTCAATTGTCTCAAAAATTTCCTGTTTTGTCATTTTTTTTTATTTATTATTAATTATTAATTACTATTAATTTACATCATTCCAGCACCCATTTGGGCATTAGAATCTAACATTCTCATTTTTTCAAGTTGAGACGTTTTATCTTGGGTTAAAGTACATTCAGTTAATAGAACAGTTCCTGCTACTGATGCAGCATTTTCAAGAGCTAATCTAGTTACTTTAGTTGGATCAATTATACCTGCTTCTTTAAAATTTTCAACAATTTCAGTTTTCAGGTTATATGATTCCCATGTAGTATTACCTTTTATAATATCACGAGCTAAAATACTAGAATCCGTTTTAGAAATACCTGCATTTGTTAGAATTTGTTCAAATGGAGTACCACAGGCATCATATACTATTTGTGCTCCAATAGTACCTTTAGTAATAGATTCACGAGCAACTAATAATGCTTTTCCACCTCCAGGTACAATTCCTTCTTCAATTGCTGCCTTTGTAGCGTGAAGTGCATCATCCACTCTGTCTTTTTTCTCTAACATTTCAGTTTCAGTACTTCCACCTACGTGTACAATAGCTACTCCCCCAACAAATTTTGATAATCTATTTTGAAGTTGTTCTTGTTCATACGGTGTTTTACTTTTTAAAATTTGTTCTTGTAATTGGTCAATACGAGTTGCAATCTTATCTGTATCTCCTTTTCCATCTACAATAGTTGTTTGTTCTTTAGTAACTGTTGCAATTCTTGCTTCACCAAACCAATCCCAACTAAATTTATCAAGTTTCATACCTTTATCTTTACTAAATACTACACCACCTGTTAGGTTAGCAATATCTTCCAAAACAAGTTTTCTTCTTTCCCCAAAATCAGGTGCTTTTACAGCACATACATTAACTGTACCTCTCATTTTATTTACAATCAATGTAGCTAATGCCTCATTGTCAATGTCCTCAGCTATAATCAATAAGGATTTACCTTGTGATGATACTGCTTCTAATATAGGTAATAATTCTTTTACTTGTGTAATTTTTGTATCTGCAATTAAAATAAGTGGATTATCTAGGGTTGCGGTCATAGTGTTATTATTAGTAACAAAATATGGAGATTTATAACCTCTATCAAACTGCATACCTTCAACGGTTTCAAGATATGTTTCTCCTGTACGAGATTCCTCAATATGTACAACACCTTCCA